AGCCGGGCTTGTAATAAGCTTCCCAAGGGTCAAATGAATCTTCATTTACTTCTTGAGTTTTTTGTGTCTCATTACTAGCTTGGTTTCCACTTAAAGTGTTTCTCATAGCTTCAACAACGTCTGGTCTTTTTTCAAGAACCTCTCCTAGTTGTCTATACTTGCGTAGTTCTTCAACTTCGCTATTCAGCTTTTCGTATTCGGCTGTTCTCTTGTCATACATAGACTGGAACTTCTTAGCGTCATCAATAGGTTGCCCTTCAGCTTCACTAACTTGTGGCTCGCCTACTTGTTCTGGCTGAACAGGTTGTTCTAAAACTTGGCCTTCTACACCTTCTATTGTGTTAACCTCTCCGTTCATAGTGTTTTCCATATTATTCCTTGATTTCTTTTATTATTAGCATCACCTTTGCAGATGTCTATAAAAGCAGAACCGTGTAAATATCCCCACTATTTCTGTTTTCATTAGCTTACAGCCGGAGTCTCAGAATCAACAATTCTTTTTAGATTATCAACTTGAACTTTACTTTTAAATTTAGTATCGTTCTGAATCTCATTGAGTCTAGATTTGAACTTCTCAGTTTCTGCCCGTTTGCGAGAACTCATTGTTTCACGTTCCGCAGTTTGCAGGTCTCCACTAAGTTTCTTTAACTGTTCCTCTAATTGTTTAATATAAGACTGCATTTGAGCCATTTGGCCCTTTCTCTGTAAGACACCTTCTTTGTCAAAGATTTCAGTTTTCTTTAAAACCTCGACATCATCTACCAAATTCATCTTAAACGCTTCTAGGTACATATTATATTCTGCTACCCTATTAGAAGGTAAAGTTGAACCAGATATGATTCTCACGTCATAATGCCCAATGGTGATATCATTTACTATGGCATTGACTTCTTGACTTTTATCATCATACATATTATTAACCGTAAACTCTGTAATATCGTTATTTGGCTGTATAATTCTAAAAGTTTTTGCGTAAGTATAGTGACCTTTAGATAGATTGTATATGCTACGACCTAACCTAGTCAAACTTCCTTCGATATCTCTTAGTTTAGATTTACCACGAGTTTCGCCCATCTCAGCTAACATCGCAGTTCCCCTAACTGTTTCCGGAGCAGATTCTTTAAATCCTTGCATCAACTCAGGAATACCGAAACTTAAGTCTATATAATGTTCTATACGACTTATTAAATTATAAAACTCTCCAGACAATGATTGTGGGGCAGGGAAGTGAGGTGCACCGAACTCAGGGTTATAAGGAATAACAGCATTAGGTCTAGCCCAATCCTGTTCCAACTGCCCCAAATCATCTACGCTACCCTCAGGAACCAGTAGTTTAAGACCGGCAGAGGCTTGAGCGTGTGAGAGAGTGAGAGAGAAAAGCTTATTCAAAAGTCTTTGTGAGTCTTGAACTTTTGATATATCAGACTTAGGATAAGGAGTTCCTGTCCATATATTAGGAACTGGTATTATCGGATATATGTCTGTATTTAATATTTGCTCATATAACAGTATTTCACCTACTGTGCACGAGACTTTAATTCTTGTTTGAACAACCTCTATTATCTCTAACAACTCAGCTTTAATAAGCAACTGAGCCTGTTCATTGTTAATAAACTGTTCATATTTTTCAGCATCCAGTATGTTTTCAGTACCATCCTGTTTGTTAAATATTCTATAAAAAGGTACTTTTACTTTAGAAAACCTTTCTAGTATTCTGTATTTATTTATTCTATTGTACTGAGAATCGTATATATTATCTGGAGTAAATGAATTAGATGTATTTCTTTTTAAAGAAGAAGGATAATCATCCTCGTCATAATACGTATCTAACTCTTCTATTAATGGTTCTACTTGTGGGTACATATTAAGAAGCTGGTCTTCTGTAAGTATAGTAGACATAATAATACCAGAAGCATCATCAGCATACCTATGCCTAGAAGCAGGGTCTATATATACTCGAAATGGGTCTACATAAGTAAACTTTACCTCACCTCTTCCATAGTCGGCTTCTGGGTCTATATAGGCATAAAAGTAACCCATTCCAGCAGTTGCATAGTCATGTACTGCTTGTTTAAATTGAACATCGCCATCTGATATATCCCATATATACTCAAGAATAGTTCTCCATACATTAGATATTCTGCTGTCAGAGTCTTCTCTTCCAACAGCACTATACTTAGGAGAACGAGATGTTAATAATGATTTTAATTTTTCTATTGCCGCATAAACACGGTCTATAACAAAGTCACCCTGACCTACTGCTCGCAACGCATCTGACTCTTCTTGCGTATAATGATTTCCTAAAAAGAAATCTACAGAGTCTCTTGCTTCTATGTCCCAATCAGCACGAGCATCTTTCCATGTTCGCCATAATTTTTGATTTGCTTCGGAGTGTGTAACTTCGTTTTTCTCTAGCTCTCTTAGACTTGAAATAGGTATACCTCTAAATTTGAACGTAAGTTACAAAACTTTATAGGTATAATTCAAGTACTATTTTATATTTTTTGACCAGTCACCCAAGAGATAACACGTTTACTAGCTTGCCTAACGTTTCTCTTAATTACTTTCTCTTCTAATAAAGAAGCTTCAAACTTTTTACTTAATGGAGGTCTAGCTTTGTTTATAGCATACCATAGACCATCAAGAACGTCATCATTTCTTCCTTTTGGAAACTGAAACATCTCATCAACTAGATGTGTATGTTTTCTTTTTATAAACATTTTACTGCGATTAACTATAGGGGCAATTAAAGACTCCAGTCTATCTTCTTTCTTAATACCACTTGGGGGTCTAATTCCTAAGGCTATACCGGGAGCAACTTTTCTTTCACTACCAGACATCTTATTTACCGCATCCTTTATTATTCCCTGAGCACCCACCATTTCTACATTAACTCTTTTGACAGGAGAGTATTCTCTTGCATAATCCATAATTTGTTCTGGCATATCATATAATGGCATATGCTCTCTCATATAGTCTATAACGTATATATTTCTATCACTATCTATTCCTATTACCATAATAATTTGATAATCGCTAGAAGCATTAGCTTCATACGCTAAATCAACTCCTATGTACACATTTACAGGAATAGCGTCTTTATCATCAACTAAATAACAGTACCCATCTTTGCTTTCAAATTGATGGTCGTAATATTCTAGTCTATCTGTTTTAAACTTAGCATTTTCTAAATCCCTTGCTTCGTTTAAATATTCTTGTGCAAACTTATGAGATAGTCCAACATCTTCAAATCTTTTTCTTATATCTTGCAGTTTTTCTCTTGAGAAGTAGCTAGGCCAAAGAACTTCACCATCTGAGTTAATAGCCTTATGATACATAACATCCCAAGCATAGGTTCTTTTATCTCTTTGCGCTTCTACGTATCCATCATATATGCTCTGTAAAAAAGAATCATAATGAACTATAGTTCCAATTAACCATATAGAACCTTCGTTGTCTTTAGAGTTTTCAAGAGCAGGCTCTACTGTTGACATAACCCATTCTTTAATTTCCCTTCTTCTATCTGGAGTTTTTGTATTTAACTCAGATTCAAAGTCATCAAGTATAATTTTAGTATATCTTAATCCTAACTGAGACCTACCACGAAGTCTTTGAGATGTTCCTTTTGCAATTACCCTATCTCCCTTACTAGTAGTAAATTCTTTTTCAGTCCACTTACTTCCCTGTATGTCTCCAAAGTAATAATTTAATGCAGGGTTTATCTCTATATGGTTTTGTAGGTATTTAATGTGGTCTATGGCTTGAGATTGTTCTTCTGCTACCCAAGCTATAAATTCTTTTTTGCCCTCAGGATTAAAATACAAATGGTATAACAAAGCTGTCTTAGCAAGGGTAGATTTACTATGTCCCCTTGGCAATATAATACAGTTTCTTTTTTTAGTTTTATCTAATAATAGATTGTTTAATTCGTAATGGTATGCGGCAGGAGCAGACTTCATAAAATCATCTGGTAAGAATAACTGACCAAAAGATATAATGTCTTTTTTAGCTAGCTCAAGGACTCTTTCTTTATCAGAAACATTATGTTTATTTATATTTACTTTCTTAGGTTTAGACATTCTTCTGACAACCAATCTTGCTTTGGTACTTTTTCAAATACCTTTGTTCCTTGTAGTAAAGCAGGGCCAATAGTATACATCCAAGCATCAATAACTTTATCTTTTTTGTTTACCTTAACAAGTCTTCTTTCATACAAACCTGTATCTATGCTTTCATAGTAATCGTATCCAGCTATATCTGCATTATCTACATCCATAACCTCAACAACCATTCCCTTTGCTTTGCTATCGTGAATAGCGGCAGGAAAATGCCTATGACCCGGAAACACTAATGAAAAACCATTAACGTTCCAAGTGTCCCTATCTCCACTTCTTAATGTTCCGTATACTGCTAACTTATTCGTCTTCATTCAAATCTTGTTTAAAGTCCCAATATTCTTTTAAATCCATTAGATAACCCGTATCAACGCTAGTTGTATATACTTGATGTTCATAAAACAGATCGTATATATCCGTAGCTATTGATTGTATATCAATATCGCTATCTAAGTTTTTTTTAGAATCATTAGCATGTTCTAGGACTTCTATGCATATTTCGTATAGATTCAACCTTCTATTTCCCTTTTAGCTTCTGCTAGCTTTTTTGTATTATTACCACTTATAGCATCAAGTTGGTCGCTTGAGAAACCTTGAAATACAGTAACAGATTCAGATTTCTTTTCAGTATCTCGCATTCCAGCAATAGCTACAAGTTCTTTTAATAATGAAACTTTATCACTATCCCTAGCTGACTCCGCTTCAATAATATCTTTCATTTTTTCAAGTATATAAAGAGGTGTTATCTCAGCCTCATTCATTACTTTTTCTATTTCTTCTTTTACCAAACCTTGTATCCTTTTTGTACTCATTAGTAGCTTTGCACCTTTCTTAGCGTGCTTTTCGCTTTTAGCAGGATATGCCTTCATAAAAGCATCTACTATATCATCACCCTTTGCTACATATTTTGCAAACAAAAACTCTTTAGTTGTAGGGTTTTCTCTTTCTTTTACTATTTCATAAGCAGTTTTGTCTTGCGCTCCAAAAGAATACATATTCTTTCTCATTTCGCCTTTCATCTTAGTACCTTTACTGCAAACAAAAGAACCTATAACTGTTCTAATGTAATCAACATATACACTTCTTTTCTTTAAAGAACCACGTTTTAATACCTGACATACTTGACCATCATCACAAAGAACCCATTCATCTTCTTTTCCGTTTCTCCAATCGTGCAATAGAGTTTGTTTTGGATACCATTCTTGAAATTCATCTTTATTATTAAATAAGTAGTTATCTTTATTTTTTATCTTTCTAATTTTCACTTAGATGTAATTACTTTACCATCAACCGTGCTTACGCCATTAACTATCTGATGTACAGTTACATTAAAATTTCTATTCTTATGAAAGTCTACAATAGCAAAAGCATGTTGCCAGTTATGCTGTCTGTTACCTAGCCACGCATTTGCCTCTGCTCTCATATCTTTTAAACATCCTATTGACCACGCTGATTTAACCCCGTCAATATGAGTAATTGATGATTGTTGTATATCATGATGATGTCCATACATAACATTACCACCAAGGCGAAGCAAGTGGTTACGAGTATGACTAACACCAGCGAAATGATGTCCGTGATAGAAGTTGATTTTACCAATCTTAAGCATCTTACCAATTTTGTGATACTTGTATCCTCTCTGCTTAAGCTTAAGTGCATTCTTAACAAGTATATCATCAGCCAAGTATGGATTCTCCTCAGCAAATCTATTAAGCCAATCATCATGGTTCCCCTCAATAAAGTGACGTTGTTTAGTTCCTGCTTTATCTAATGAAGCATCTATAGTATCCATTCCCTTATTTACTTCTTCTATCTCTTTGTATACAAAGGGTAACTGATATTCTAATGGAGGTCGTTTTTTCTTCTTCCATTGCCAATGCGACACAGATTCCCATTCTCCTGTATCTCCTAAATCAATATATATATCTGGTTTTACAAGTTCAATGGCTTTACACAATACCTTTATTGCTTTTTTGTCTTCATATGGAAAGTGCTTGTCGGGAGTAACTATAGCTCTTTTCACTTTATTACTCCCTTAAGCACCTTTACTAGGCATATGATAAATAATCCTTCTAAGAAAAACCAAAGCTTTCCAGAAATCATGGCTAATGTTACTAATGCTACTTTCATATAATACTCTCTTCTATAGTTTTCTTGTTACTCTTTTATCTTGTATTCCCGGTATAACTATATTATCAAAGTATTCACAACCTTTTTCTACAGAACACTTCTTTCCACTTAACTTCTTAGACAATCTGAATGATAAACCTTTTTCTGTCCTAGTAAAGACACAACCAATACATTTACCTGCATTCCAATTTGCACAATAACCTCTAGCTATGTTAAGTGTTTTATTCATATACCTTACCTAAATATATAAAGATATAGCATTATAAAACAAGTATTTTATTTTCTTATACAAAACACTTGCATTTTATATGTTTTAGTTAGTAAATTGAATAGGGACTTAACCCGGGAGCTACTTAGTTTACTTAGTAAAGAAAGAAAATATACTACTAACGTAGTATTAAAAGAAAGAAAATGGGAATACTGCTTACAGCAATGCTAACACTACCTGAAGATAATCTAGACCTAGATAAATTATTCAAAGAAACTAAGTGGGAAAAGATAGAAGATGTTCTAGATAAGGGATATGAGGTAGAGAAAGTAACAATGGTTGCAGGAGTCAGGGGTAATGAAGCAGAGGATGAGATACTTAACTACCTATATTATTTAATTGATACTAAAACAGGCGAAAAATCTATAAAAATAGATACACCTTAGTATATATACCACTTTTGCATAAAAACTCCATATACAGGCAAAATATCGCCAAATAACACTACTTTAACTCCCTACCTCTACAACTATTTTACAATATATTTTAAAAACACTTGTTTTAGCTACTTTTTTGTAAGTAAATTCAATTAACAAAAGGGTTAAGAAAATGAAACTTATAATAAAAGACTTTCCAAGTGATGAGGGAAAACAAAGTTTAACTTATAAAAAGAAAAACAAACGTTTTATAAAAGACGGAACACTCTACGGACTACTAGATTCTTTTTTTTGGTCAGCAAAAGCGCTAGGGTGGGCAAGGTTACAGATAGTAAACGTTGGTCTAAAGGTAATGTTAGAGCAATTAGAGATGGTAGACGCAGATAATATTAATTTAAGAAAGATAAAAGCTTATGAGTTACCACAAGAGCTAGGAGATAAGCTGTGGAAGCTACGAAAGGAGTATTTTGAAGAAAACAAGGATGGATAAAGCTATGGATAACCATTGGAGAGAAGAAGCTAGTTTTAAAAATATAAACGAAGCTATAAAATTAGCTAAGAAAATAAGAATAATAGATGTTATAGATGCAAGTACACCTATTAGGCACGATTTAGCAGAAATTATCAGTAGACTACGAAATGCAGATGAGCTAGAAATACTTGATACACCGGAATATACAGGAAATTCCTTCCCTTGTAGCTAAAATTAAAGGTAGATGGCTTAATAAAGCACATACACTCAGTAGAGGAAGAATTATAAGTGCAAGAGAGAAATGAAGGTATACATTCATATTCAATATAACTACTAGAGTTCTATTAAAATACACACGTAGCATTACTCTCACTACCTTAAACTACCCTAAATTAAAAAAATAGCCGCAGATTGTGTGTAAGCTTTATTTGCGGAATAGTCCCCCCTCCCGTTTCCGTTAGGATTCTTACGTTTAGGTTGGTTTTCTGACTTTTACGTTACTTATCTTACGTTAAGGTAAGCTACATAACCCTTACGTTACTTGCCTTACGTTTACGTCACTTACTATTGAGATTGAGTCTCATTCGCATCCCAGGCTTCCTTATTGAGATTGCGTCTCATTATCATTAACACCCTCGCTTATTGAGACTGAGTCTCATTATCACCGAAA